TATTACATTAAAAGATGCTGAGGAATTATATACATTATATTCAAATGAACTAGAACAAGATATAAGTCCCTCATTATATAATGAATTATATGATACTAATTATACACTAAACGATTTTTTAAAAGAAGAACTTAAAAATAATGTAATAAATATAAATGCATATATACAAAAACAAGGATTTTTATTAGCACCCGATGAATTATCTCATCTAATATCTTTGGGTAGAAAAGATTATATATTAGATGATATACAAATAATTGAAAAAAGTTTATTACTTAATACAAATATACAAACAATAGATTTAGGAACTCTTTCAAAACCAGTTAAAGAAATTATTTGGATATTAAGAAGAGAAGACTCTTCTAGAAATTTTAATAATCATATCAATTTTACAGCATCATATAACACTAATAGTGAATATGATATATTAAATAATGCAACATACAAAGTTGCGAATGAACATAAAATTTTTGAAGAGTTAGATTCCTCTTATTTATCATATATTCCATGTTTAAATAATCACACCAAAATACCAATATTATCAAATATATATGTATATAGTTTTGCAAAAAATCCCGAAGGACCAGATTCAACAGGACATTTTAATGCAACTAATATCACAAATAAAATGTTATTAAAATTGAATACATTTAATGTTAATGACGAGAACTATAATTTTAATTTAAAATTAAACAAGCTTTTTAAATTCAAGGACATTGATAAATCTTTATTAGAATATAAAGTTAAAATTTTTGTTGTATGTTATAATTTTATATCTATTTCAATTAATGATGCTAAATTAAGATTAATATAATATATGTAATTAATAGTTAGAAGGTAAAATGGATTTAACTTTTTTAATAATATGTTTGATATTAATTTATTTAATTTATTATTTAATAGGTTGTATTCAATCATTAAATAATGAACTTAAAGAAGTAAAAAATAAATGTGTTAATGTTAAACAAGGGGAAGAATTACAAGTAAATACAGAAAATGTAGAGTCTACATTAAAAGATAGAACATTAACAACTTTAGATTTAATAAAGAAATTGTTTAATAGATAAATACCTTGTATATTATTTTTATTGTGATATATAATAATATTAATATAACTGATAATGTAATGATATACGATAATAAATATATAAATTCAAAAAAAAATTTTGGTTCAATATTTGCATTTAATAAATAAACTAACTTTAACCATAATATTCTTATAAATGAAAATACTGGCCAATTTTTTGAATTTTCGGTTTCTTCAATTACTTGAAAACACAAAGGTTTATAATAGTAATATTTATTATTATTATTATAGTTTTGAAAAGTATCCCAACAAAATATTTTTTCATAATTATATTTTAAAATATCATTTCTTAATTTTTTTGTAAATACAACAGAATGTGTATAAATATTTATTATTCCTCTATATATAAATTTTGAATATGGTATAAATAAAAATGGTAATGTACCAAAATAAAATGATATCTTATTTTCTATATTATTTTTTAAAAAATTATTAATTGTTTTAATATCGTATTTATCTATTTTATCAAATATAAAGTCATCTTCTAAAATCAAAATATTATCATAATTATGTTTTTTTGCATGTTTAAAACATGTTATATTACAATCTACTAAATCTTTTGCAGTATTTGTTATATATTTACTTTTATTACATTTTTTCCAACCTTTGTTAACTAATATATGTATTTTTTTTGTTGGTTTTATATTGTTTAATTGTTCTTCTATATTTTTTAATCTTTTAAGATTACCTTCTAAATATATTATATATGTTGCATCTATTGAATTTTCAAATAAACCATTTATATTATTTCTTGTTATAATTTTATAACAATTATTCATTAATATATTATAATTTAAAAAAAACAAAAATATTACGTAACTGTATTTATAAACCAGTTATATATATCATATACAGTTCTAGGACCTTTATATTCGGTTATTTTCATACCATTTTTTGTTATTTGTATATGTGGAAATCCTCTAATATTATGTTTTGAACATAATTTTTCATATTCAGGACTCGATGGACCAATTTCTACAGCAAATTTACCTAATTCTGGATGTGTTGAAATTTTACCCCATGTAGTTTTAAAATTAACACAATGACCACAACCATCCATTGTATATAATTCTAATTTTTTACCGTTTTCGTTTTGATTACTAGCAGATTTGTTTTGATAACTAGCAGATTTAAATGTTTCAATAATATCTAAGTCTCTAGTGATATTATTTATTTTAGAATTATTCATAAAAAGAGGTATTGAAAATACTAATAATAATACCAATAACCCAAGCAATATAATAGTTGTTGTGTCAAAATAATTATTTTTATTTGTCATTTATACTAATTAATTAGGTAGAAAAAAATTTTGTATATAATTTATTTTATTACAATCTATATTATAAAATAGCAATAAATTATATTCATTTGTTTGATTTAAAATAGATTGAATATTTATATCATTACTTTTAATTAATATAATTCTATCATCAATTTGAGAGATATTGGGGTTATTATTTATGATATATGATGAATAGTTATTAGCATCTAGAAAAGATTTAAACCGATTAATATCAAATAATTCAGATATTATTACAACAGTTCTATATATATTGTAATTTTCATAATAAAAATCAATATCTTTTAAAAAATCATTCATATAATTACTATTATTTATAAAGTATCTAACAATATATATATATATATAATTACATATTCTTAAATAAAATAGTTTAAGAATATAAGTAATACTAAATTTAAGATATGAATAATGATGATAATGATATTATTAAAATAGATTTAGATATTTTTCAAAAAAAATTAAAAAATTATAATTATAATGATATTAATATAGATACTTTAAATAAAAAAAAAAAAAATTTAATTGCGAATTTTTCTTGCTTTAATGAAAAATATGACTCTAAATTTTTATGGGAAAAAAAAAAAATGAAAAAAAATAGTTTTAAATCAAATTGGAATACAAATAAGTCAAATATAAATCAACATATAGACAACCAAATTAATAATGATAAAAAATTATATACCTTCACGACAAATAAATTTAATATAAATAATGATAAAAAATTATTTATATCATTTTTAAATAAAATTTCAAATAATAATAAAAATACAATTGGTAATAATATAAAAGAAATTATTAAAAAATATAATAATATCGAAGAATTATTAGATATAATATATATATATATAGGAAACAATAATGATAAAATATATGTTGAATTTTTAAAAGATATAATTGATATTAATAGTGATATATTTTATAAATCCTTAAAAAAAACAAAATATATTATAAATGAAAAATATATCAAAAATAATATATTACTAGATGAAAATTATGATGATTTTTGTGATTTTCAGAAAGATAAAACAAAATATTTAAATTTGTTTAATTCATTTATTATGATAATAAATGATACAAAAAATATTAATATTATAAATATCCTTGAAAATATATCAAATGATATTATATCAATAATTGATAATTTAGAAAATTCTAAAAGTTATATACTTAATTATTATCTAGAGTTATTATTAATTTTGAAAAAAAAAATAGATATAAATAAATTTAATATAGATATATCTAAATATGATAAATCTACAAAATTTATTTTAGATAAATTTAATTTATAAAAACTTTTTTTCCTAAGTATAATTAGATATAATATTTATAATGCAATCTATACTAACACCTGGATATATTGCTAATTTTATAATTAATTTGTTTATTTTCATTCTATTATTATCGGTATATACTTACATTGAAAAATTAGAAAAAGTAGGTAATTGTGAATGTGCATACGAATATCAACATTTGGCATTTATAAAATCATTTAGTATATTTGCCTTAATATTTATAATATTTATAATGTTTGTTCCACCTGGAACTTTATTGGTTGACATATTTGGAAAAGAAATAACAAGTGTATATTTATTTGTTATATTTATATTTTATATAGTATTTGCTGTATATTTATATATGACAATGAGTTACACAAGAATGTTAATAACAAAAAAATGCGAATGTTCCGAAGATATTAGAAGAGAATTAATATTTGCTGGTTCTACAATTGAAATGATACTAATTATTCTAATGATATTAACATTATTTGTATTTCCTTTTATATTATCTGGTTTAACTATATTTTTCAAAAACATTAAAACTGCTTCAAAACAAATTGAAAGTAATCTTAAAGACCCGGTTAAAGGTGTTAAAAATATACCAGCACAAATATCAAAAGTTACTGGACAAGTAAAAAATATTGTCAAAAAGACAGCCACTGGAGTAAAATCTCTTTCAAAAAAAAATTAAATATTTAATGATCGTTGATTTTTATTTTTTTTTCCTTTTGTAATTTGCAAATCAGTTTCATCTTCAATAATTGAAGTTATTTCATCATCACTAATAGATAATGTTTCTATATTATTACTATTTTTATTTATTGTTATATTTTTATGAACATTATCAATAATAGAATCTATTTCGCTTATAGTATCACTATCATCATCACGACTATTTACTCTATTATTGTTATTTAAATTACTTCTCATAGAACCATTGCCAATATTATTAAATAATCCACTTACCATACCTAAAATCCCAGCTCCATTATTTTGGTTATTATTTCCAGAAAAATTATTTACTTCTTTTCTATTATTTTGAGGTAATACATATTCTTTTGCAGCGGCTTGCTGAAATTGTTTCATTAATTCTGGATTAGACTTCAAAACATTTTCAACATCTGGAAGTTTTTGTTCTTTAAACATTCTATTTGTAAGATGAAACATGAAGGCACTTCCTGATAAACTTATTAATAATCTTAATTCTGGAGGCATTTTTTTACCAGTACTTTTATACTTTTCATGTAATTCTTCAAAAATATCATCATATTCAGTTATACTATCATGTACTTGATCAGACCAACCTTCTAATTGTATTGACATTGGGTCATATCTATTATTTAAATACTCGCCCGCTGTAACAAATGCCATTAACATTTTTCTAGAAAATCTAACACTATTGTCAAGTTCTTTTTCTTTAATAATTTTATTATATTCAAGACGCATCTCTTCAAGATCAGAATTTAAATTAAATTTGAATGGTATTTTATAACCTCGTTGTTCTAATCTGTCTATTTGATATATTATTTCTTTTTTTTCTTTTATTGTACTACTTTTATTTGATTTATTTTTTACAACACTAGTTCTAGAACCTGAAGAACCGGAAGAACCTGTACTACCAGATTTTACACTACTATTAACACTCGCGGAACTATTACTACTTGCACTTTCTCCACTCTCGCTCGAATCATCATTTATAACATTTTTTTTCTTTTTTTTACCTCTTGAAGAAGCAACAGATTTACTTGCATTTGAAGAAGTATCGCTAGCGGATGAAACAGAATTTGCACTAGATGCGGAAGATGATGATATTATATCATCACTTATTTTTTTTTTGTTAAACATAACATCATCGCCCATTCGCAAATTACTACTATGACTGTTGCCATAATGTTTAATATTATTATTATTTCCTCTATTTAAATTAAAAATTTCATCTCTTGAATTATTTCCAAAATTCATAATATATATATATTATAAATTTAATATGTTTAAATAAAAATACGCAAATTATATAAAATTATATTGTATTAATATATTTAAATTATAAGTAATGCAATTTACTTACTTTAATTTTGCATATAATAATGATAAATCCCATGTAGTTTCTATTGATATTCCGACAGGATTGGGTAAACTATTATTTAATATTGCATCAGCATATACATATTCTATTAATAATAATAAAAAATTAGCATTTAAAAAACAGAATGATAATATTAGTAAAAAACTATTTACATCTTTTTTTAAGAATAAATTAAATATAATTGATAATGAAATAGAATTTAAAACATTCGAAAATAATAATTGCATAATTCAAAAAAATGACAATAACAATATATATTTAAATGGGTTATATAATTCATTTATTTACTTAAATAGTAATGATAATTCTACAAGAAATTTTTTAAGACATTTAGTTTATTCAAATGAAAATTATATGTATTCCAGTTATGATATTTACAATTCTATAAAATCTTATTTTACAAAATTAAATGAGAAAGAATGTTTAGATGATGATTTAATTTCTTTACATATTAAAGTTAATAATGATGTAAATATTCCTTATTATAATAAAGCACTTGATTTAACTGATAAATCAAATGTTGTAATTTTTTCAAATAATATAGAATGGTGTAAAAAACATAAAAATAAATTTAATTATAACAAGAAATTATTATATTTTATTGATATAAATATTATGGAAATTGAATTTATTATATTAACAATGATTAAACATAATATAATTTCCGATTCACATTTTAGTTTAATGGCGTCATATATTAGTTATTATGAAACAAAAAAAACAATAATTGCACCAAGTTCAAGTGTTTCTTTTCATGAAGATATAACAAATATTATTTAAATTATATATTTAACTAATTAAATTTCTAAAATTTCTATTATAAACAATATCATTAATATTTCCAATAATATACCATAATTCTATTTTACTATTTATAAATACAATATAAGTATGTATATTTTTTTCATTATGTTTAAAATAAATTCTATCGCACATTAAATATCCACTAACCATAATGTTATTATCTGTTAATTTTGCTATTTTATCTCTTAATAATTTATAAGTATCTTGAGAAATTTCATACCAGTTATTATAACACTCGTTAAATAATTCTATATCATTATTATCGAAATCCCCAATATATTTATATAAATATATATCATTATTTGAATAATTAACAAATTGGTTGTAATCCATTTATAATAATTTATGTAATAATCAATTCATTTTTTTATTTTATTATAATTAAAAGTTAGCACATCATAATACTATTAAATAATATCTATAATTATTAATATAAAAAAGAGTTTAACGCCCCCAACAGGGATCGAACCTGTGACCTAACGATTAACAGTCGTTCGCTCTAACCAACTGAGCTATAAGGGCGGTGTGAATTTCTTCACAATATAATATATATTGTAATTCTTATATAATTTTTAAAAAAATACTATTTAAAAATTTATTGATAATAATTAAATAATGAATAAATTATTTATTTTACTTTTTATAATTAATATTTTTGAAGTTTATTCATATAATTTGAATTTATTTCCACTTATTCATAAATTATTAAATAAACCAAGCAAAAATATAACGGTAAATAAATATAACTATTATATTTTAAATAGAATTTTATTAGATAAAAAAGTTGATAAAATTGTTGGGAAAAAAAATATAACAAAATAATATAAAAAAAACTATAGTATTATTAATAGGAATGTATATAAATTATGTTTATTAAAATAAATAGTAAAACCTTCACGATTACTCTATGTAAATTATTTTTTAAAACTCCAATTAACCGATCGCAAACTAATAGTGATTACAATTGGATTTATCATATGAGAAATTTTAATTATAAAGATTGTGGTTGTACTGATGTGTCACAATGCAGAAGTAATAAAAAAGTAAAAGAAAAAGTAACAAACATTAATTATAATATAAGTTTATTACATCAAATGTCTGCAATAAGAAAAAATTACATGTAAATAAATTATTTTTATATAAAGTAATATTATTATATAATAATATTATTTTATGTCATTTAAAATAATTGGTATACCTAAAGAATTAAAAAATAATGAAAGAAGAGTTATTTTTAATCCAAATGAAGTTAAAAAAATAATTGATTTGGGTTTCAAAGTTAATATTCAAAAAAATTCGGGTTTATTATCAAATTATTCCAATATAGAATATGAAAAAATAGGAGCAACATTATGTGATACGATAGAAGAAATTTACGATAAATCTGATATAATTTTTAAAGTTAAAGAACCTCAAGAATATGAATATACATTAATAAAAGAATATCAAACTATTATAGGATTTTTTCATTTTGCTGGAAATGAAAAATTAAAAAATATAATTATTAAAACTAAATCGTGTTGTGTTGCTCTAGAAAGTGTAAAAGTAAATAATGAATATCCAATTTTAAAAGAAATGTCAATTCTTGCAGGAAAAAATGCTCTGAATATATCATATAATTTTCATAATAAACATATATTTAATAAAAAATTAGTTATAATAGGTCTTGGAAATGTTGGTCATGCGGCATTATATGAAGCAATAAATTTAAATTTTAATAATATACATATAATTGATTTAAATTATAATAAATTAGAAAATATTAAAATGATTAATAATTCTTTAAAAATTTATGAATATAATGATAAAAATTTAAATACAATTATGAAAAATGCAGATATCGTAATTGGAAGTATTTATGTTGATCTAAAAAAAACAAATAAAATTATTACAAATGAATTATTAAATTTAATGCACGACAATTCAATATTTGTAGACGTATCAATTGATCAAGGTGGTATGACAAGTCAATCAAAACCAAAAACAATAGAATCTCCCTATATTATTTATAATAATAAATATATTTATTGTGTACCCAACATACCATCTTTAAGTGGATATATGGCAACAAATATATTATCATTGATTGTTTATAGATGTTTTAGTGATATTTTAAATAAAGTTGTTGTTAATAATAAACCTTTGAAAGAAATTATAATAGATGATACAAATTTAAAAAATGCAATTAATATTAATAATGGATTTATATTAAATTCTAATATTCTATAAAAAATGAAATATTTATTATTAAATGTATTACAATAATTTAAATGTTTCACATATAACTGATATGAAATTAATAGAATATATTAATAATAATATTTACAGTATATATATGTGAAATGGATAATTTTACATACTTAGTTTCAAAAATTGAATATAAATCCTTAGAATTTAAAAATTTATTTAATTTTAAAGATGATTTCTCAGATTTTATAAAGGCAAAATTGTTAAAATAATATAAAACATGTCTTTAAAAATATTTCCATGTTTTTAAAACCCGAAGAATAAATTAATATAATTATTTATAAAAAAATAAATACTCTCAGTGGGGCTCGAACCCACGACCACAAGGTTAAAAGCCTTGCGCTCTACCGACTGAGCTATGAGAGCACATATATATATATATATATATTCTTTATATGATTTTCAATCTTTATATAATGCATAATTTGTTGTGTTATATGGTAATACTATGTAATCATTTTTTTTAGAATTATTTTTTTTTCTATTTTTTAAATTACAAAAAAATTTTATGTAATAAAGCATGTTTTTTGTTATCAAATCAAAAAGTAAATTAATTATTATAAATAATATAATAATAGATATGATTTTATAATATATACTTACTTTATTTGATATTAAAATATTTAATGAATATAAAATTATAAATAAAAATATTAAAAAGATACTTATTAAATGTATATAAATATCTGAACCATTTATCATTTTATCTAAATCTATAATAAGTTGAGATTTAAATGTCTGAATTAGAATTAATAATTATACTAGATTTAGATGGTACAATTATTGGCAATTGCTGTTTTCAAGCAGACTTATATAATTTACAATTAATACAAAAAAATAACAAAATAAAAATAATTAATAACTATCATTTGCAAAAATCTTATGAAATTAATTCTAAATTAATTAGACCTAACTTTTTATATTTTTATAAAAAAATAAAACATTTATATCCAAAATCTCTTATATATATATATACTGCGTCTGAAAAAAAATGGGCATATAAAGAAATTGAATATATTGAAAAAAATTTACAAATTAAATTTAATAGACCAATATTTACAAGAGACGATTGTGTTTTAAATAGTAATAATGAATATAAAAAATTAATTAAAAAAATATTACCAAAAATTATTAAAAACTTACAAAATAAAAATAATATCGAAGATAAATTATTAATTATTGATAACAATAATACATTTATTGACTATTTAAATAATTTTATATTATGTAAAACATATGATTATACTTATTTCCTTGATTTATGGAAAAATATAAATTATGATTATTATATAAATAATAATTTAAAAAATTATGTTAATAAATTAATTCAAAATAAAAAAATTTATAAATATATGTATCATGATGATATTTCAAATATTAAAAAAGAATTAATATATAAATGGAATTATAAAAAATATAAAAAAATAAATAAGTATAATAATTATCAATTAAATGATATGTTTTTTGAAAAAATAACAAATGAAATTATTAATAATAAATTTAAAAAATTTAATAATGATACTATTACTTATTTAAAAAAAATACTAAATAAATAGCACAAATACTTTAACTATACTAAATATCCTATTATATTGGTGCTATAATATAATTATCAAACATGAAATGAAAAAAAGACAAATTAAAATAATATCTTATATATAATTATATATAATTAAATGGATTGTATTAGTGATATTTTTTGTTATAAACATAAAAGTTATAAAAATACAGACTTAATAGTTAACATGATATATTATGGCGTTTTGTTTTTACCATTTGTAGTTGGTATGTCTATAGGATCTATATATAGAAATAAATGGCAAGAAGATAAATATAGGAATTTGATTAAACCTGATTTTTATCCACCAAGTTATTTATTTAGTATAGTATGGCCTCTTTTATATCTAATGATCGGAATGATATATAGTTATTCATTGTATGATAACGATTGTAGTCCATTTGGATATTCCAAATGTGGTAAAAGACAGTTTTTTAAAAATAGCAAGTATTGGATAATACCGATATTAGCATTAATATTTAATTTTTCATATACTCCAGTTTTTTTTAGTAAAAATGGATTGTTTAACGGATTAATTATTATAATATTGAGTTTATTTTTTGCAATATTGACACTAATTCAGTTTATAATGCAAAGAGATTTTTCCCGTACCAAATATATATGGGCAATTTTAGCATTGATCCCTTATATAGCGTGGTTATCTTATGCGAGTTATTTATCATATAATATATATATATTAAATGACAAAAAAAAGAATATAATTATATAACCTATACACACTATACTAAATATTTACAACACTGGTTTCCATTTTTACATAAAAATTAAAAATTGATTATTTAAAATATATTAGTTTGTAATAGATATACGAAGAATGTCAGATAATAAATTACAAAAACCATTCTTAAAATGGGTGGGTGGTAAAACACAAATTATTAATGATATAATTTCAAAAATACCAACTGAAATGAATAATTATCATGAACTATTTTTAGGTGGTGGAAGTGTTTTATTATCTGTGTTATCATTACAAAAACAAAATAAAATTCTAATTAAAAATAAAATTTACGCATACGATATTAATAATGACCTAATTAATGTATATAAAAATATTCAAAATAATAAAGAGGAATTATATAAAATTATTAATTTATATATTAATGAATATAATAGTATTACAGGGTCTATAATTAATAGAAAACCTATTTCTATTGAAGAATCTAAAACTTCTAAAGAAAGTTATTATTATTGGATAAGAAATAAATATAATAAAATTGATAAAAATACAATTGAATGTTCTGCTTTATTCATGTTTATTAATAAAACTTGTTTTAGAGGTATGTATCGAGAAGGTCCAAATGGATATAATGTTCCATATGGACATTATAAAGAAACACCAACAATAATATCTAAAACTGATTTAGATTATATTAGTGATTTAATAAAAGATGTTGAATTTAAACATAATAGTTTTACTGACTCTATAAAAAATGTTAACGATGGTGATTTCGTTTATTTAGACCCACCTTATGTTCCAGAAAACTCAAAATCTTTTGTTGGATATAATGCAGATGGTTTCAATTTAGAAACACACGAATTGTTATTTAATGAAATAAAAAAATTAAAAAATACAAAGTTCGCCATGAGTAATGCAAAAGTAGATATGGTTACAAATTCTTTTAAAAATTATAATTGTCAGGAAATTATAGCAAGACGCGCAATAAATTCAAAGAATCCTGGTTCTAAAACCATAGAGGTACTTATTTATAATTAACATAATCCTTATAATAAATTCATATGAGATACTGAAACTTCTTCAATAATTAAATTATTATTTTTTTTAATATAAGATACTGTCTGCAATAATGTATCTGCCAAATCGTCTTTCTTTTTATATTTGGTAAAAAATGTATTTAAATTTTCATTATTTTTAATATAATATTTAGTTATTTCTATACCATCATTTTTATTATTTCTATATTTATCCCTTTTTTGTTCTTTTTTTGTTCTGGTATTATCAATTTTTATAAGAGGTTCTGGTTTAAATGTATGATATTGTAGTTTTAAACTTGCATTAATTAATAAAACATTCATATTCAATTTATCCCAATGTTTTAATAAAGAGAAATAACTGAATATTAATAACTGAATACTTTTCATAATACCATTTAAATTTGAAGGTTGATTTTCAATTAAAACATAATCAATTTTATCATATTTTAATTCTTCTAGAGAACCCATAATATTATCTAGTTCATAAAACAGAATTTCAGATATACTATTAAGTCCGTTAATTTCTTTCTTTTTTTCTACCAAAGTAATAACACGCCAGTCTATAATTTCTATTAAATTATTATCTTGATTTAAAATACATAATGCTAAATTTTTAACACCAATATCAAAACTAATATACAACATATAATAACTTATTTATTATATATTTAAATAATAATAAAAAAGTACATATCTATATAAATAATTAAAATTAAAATATTATTTATAATTTATAAAAAAATTAAAGATATGTACTTTTTTTAAGAAGATAAAACTTTAAATTTAGCACATATATCTTCTGATGTTCTATTAGTTGTTAAAGGAACGCCTATATCGGTATTTTTATCAACAAATGCAATACCTGGATAACCATTGATACCATGTTTTTGCATTCTTTCTCCGCAAGTCGGGTCAGTATCTAGAACATGTTCAAAACTATCACCTAACTCGTTTTTAGTTTTTGTAAATTCACTATCTTCACTAATTGGAGATTCTTTATCTTGCATCCCCATAAATGATCTACAATGTGGACACCAAGAAGCAGTATAAATTACAATCATCTTAGTTTGATTATAACCCATATTAGAAGAATTAAACCCCTCTATAATATTATCAGGAAGGGGCCCTGCATGGTATTCTTCTGGAAATGGCATATCAAGCATTGTTGTACCGGTTTTATTATTTAAATTTGACATAAAATAGTATAAAATAGCAAATATTAATATTATTAATAAAACAATTAATAAATATTTTGTTGTTTTGCCACTCAATATAGTTTTTTTCATTATATTATACTAATATATAATAATAAAAAAATTAAATTGTAATATAATATAACATATAAAACCATTTATCTAAATTATAGTTTTTAGGTACAATTAAATCTATTAAATCATCTCCATATTTAATATAAATGTTATTTAATATATTTTGATCTTTTCCTGCAAAAAAATCATTTGATATAAAAGTATCTAGCATTGAATAATAAATATTAAACCATTTTTCCATTAAGAATTTAGACGATATTATAGCGCCACCGCCACATCTATTTATTCCTGTTTTATATCTATATGGAATTATTGTATCTTTATAAGATAATTCTTCTTTTGTAAAATTATTTAGTTTTAATAATATTATCTTATTCTTATTTAGTTTTTCAACATTACATTTAAAATCATTGGCATATAATATATCATATAATTTTTTTTCTCTTAACATACCAATGTCGGTCCACATATAATATTCTGTATCAAAATACTTATTCTTAAATGCATCATACATAAATGCAACCTTATTATTCCATATTAAATATAATTCAGTTACATGATATTTTTCAGGGTCTTTTTTATTATCTTTAGTAAAATAATCAATATATCTATAAGTATATAAATCCTCTATATTTATTTTTACTATTTTAGTTTTATTTAAAAAATTATTTCTTAATTCTAAAATTAATCTAATTGTTCTATCACAATTGCAATATATTACTATATTATTGTTTTTAATAATTGACAAATAATTCATTATCCAAATTTTATAATTTTCCCTTCCATGTTTACTTTTATCAATACTTAAATAACATGTTACAATCGTAATATCCTTATTCATTTATTATTATTATTATTTGTTTTTCTTATATTCATTCCATAGTTCTGCTGTTTTTTTGAAAATTTCAGTATTATTCATTTCCGGATTTTCTAGTTTTAGTTCTTTATTTTTTTCTTTTACAAACAAATTATATTCACTTGGTGCTTTCTTAGGAATAACCATCTTTTCCTTTGTTTCCTTATACGCGGCATTAATCATATTTCTCAATGTCTTCGCATTATATTGCTTACTATAATCAATTTCGGATAAAAATGATTCAATTACATGTTTGGTAAGATTTGATTTAGTAATTTTAACAGTGCTTTCCTCCTTAGAACTCATTATGTATTAAATACATTTTAATGTTTATATATATTTATCAAAAAAAAATAGATAAAAGTATTAGATTAGACAAAGACATTAGTCAATTATGTCATATAACCCATTTTTTAGTTTAAAAGCAACAAATTCTAATATTGCTAGTTTTTCTTCAACAGAAGAAGAAACATATATTTTATTAATTGCTAACGATATTGAAAAACAAACTGAAAATGGAACTATTAAAAATGCTGCTAATAGTAATGCAATTTTAATTGGGGCCAATACTATTAATAGTACAACAGATGAACATGAACTTTCAATAACTGTTAGAAATAATAATAATTCTGAAATTATTGAAAATGTTTTAGCAAAATTTAATAATAATAATATTTTATTTAAAACTGATACCATTTTTGAAAATAATATACTTCCAAATAATACAAATAATCAAAATATTGGAAATACTAATAATAAATGGGGTACAATTTATACTAATGACATAATATGTGATGGTGCAAATATAACAAATATTAATTTAAATGATAAAACTACTGATGATTTAAATGAAACTGCAAATAATAGATATTATAAAAAACAATATTTTGAAAATGATTTATATGATAAATTAATTAATGCAAAAAATATTGATGATAAAATAACACTTGATAATATTGAAAATGGTAATAATTCAAAAAAAATAATTAACGATTACTATAAAGGTACATTAATTGTTGACAATATAATAATAAATAACTATGACCCAAAAAATGAAGGATTTAATATTATGTATAATATTAATATTACAAATAGTGACAAAGTTTTTGAAGGAGAATCTAATTTATATTTTACAACAGAAAGAGTTAATAATTTAATTAATTACTCTAATGAAATATTGTCTAATAGTATTATAAATTTAATTCCAGATGTAACATCAAATGATATTATTGAATTAAGTAATCGAACTACCAATGAAAATTTTATTTTAAATAATAAAATTAATACAACGCATTCTGAATTATTTAATATCATTAATCAGAATGATAATATACTTGAATCAAAAATATCAGAAAATAAGTATAGTACAGATCAAAGATTATTTAATTTTCAAAATTATATTAATGATACATTCAATGATATTAATTCAAATATAACTTCGAATTTTAGTAACATTGATGATACTCTTGAAATATATAATAAATATTTAAATGATAATATAGATAGTTTCAGAGAAGATATTGATAAATTAGATACCGATATTAATAGTTTTATTTCTTTAAATAATCAAGAAATTAGTAATACTTCAAATTATATCAAAAATAATAATAATAATATTTCTAATTATATTATTGCTAACAATAATATAATTAAATATACTTCAAATTATATAAAACAAAATGATAATAATATGTCTAATTATTTAAATAACAAAATTGAAAATACTTCAAATTATATAAATCAAAATGAAAATAATATTTCTAATTATTTAAATAACAAAATTGAAAATACTTCAAATTATATAAAACAAAATGATAATAATATTTCAAATTATTTACAATTTAATCAAGAAAATATATTTAATACTTCAAATTATATAAAACAAA